CCCGCGCACGTTTTTCGGCGTTTTCGCTGGGGGCCCCAACACTGAGGGCGTCACGTGGGTCCAATGACCGATCAGATTTTTGAGATTCGCCATCCGTATCTGGCGCGGCTCGTCACGTTCGCGAAGGGGCGCGTGGTTTTGAAATGCGCGAAGGGCGGACAGTACGAGCTCTCGCTCTATCAGGTGGCGGAGCTTCGGAAGCGCATCACCGCGGAGTCGATCGAGGAGGCTTTCGAGGTGATGGAATGTTGGGCGCGGTGGATCTTCACGAACCAGAGTCACCTCTGATGCGCGGACGCAAGCCCACCCCCGATAACGTTCTCCGCCTGCGCGGCACGCTGCGCGCGGACCGCCACGGCTCGCGGATGCGCACCGAGTGCGCCGAGCCGGACGCCCCGAAGGTCCTCCGCGGCGCCGCGCTCGACGTGTGGCGCCGCACCGTGCCGCTCCTCCTCGAGCTGCGCTCCGTCGCGAAGATCGACGGGGACGCGCTGGCGCGCTACTGCGTGGCCCAGGCCTCCTGGGAGGCGCTCGTCCTCCGCGCGGGCCGCGCAAAGACGCACAAGCAGCTCGACGCGCTGACCAAGGTCATGCGCGCGCTGGCCTCGACCGCCAACCGGCTCGGCGGCGAGCTCGGGCTCACCCCCGCGAGCCGGTCGCGCGTGCGCGCCTCCGCCCCCGAAAGCGATGATGACCGCACCGAAAAGGCGCGCTTCTTCACCGGCTAAGCGGCGCCCGCGCACCCCGCGCGACCCGCGCGCGCCGCGCATGGTGGCGGGGTTCGACCCGTTCGCGGATCCCGGCGGCGCCCACTACGACCATGCCGCCGCCGAGCTCGTGGTCGGGTTCTTTGCCGAGTGTCTCCGTCACCAGAAGGGCGAGCTTGCCGGCCAGGCGTTCGTCCTCGAGCCCTGGCAAGCCGATCTGCTCCGCACGTTGTGGGGATGGCGTCGGAAGGACGGCACGCGGCGCTTTCGTGAGGCGTGGATCGAGGTCCCCCGGAAAAACGGGAAGAGCACGCTCGCGGCGGGGATCGCGTTGGCGCTCCTCTTTCTCGATCGCGAGCTCGGCGCGGAGATCTTCAGCGCGGCCGCGGATCGCGAGCAGGCGCGGATTGTCTACGAGATCGCCTCCGGCATGGTGTCCGCCGAGGACGAGCTCCTGCGCCGAACCACGGTTTTGCGAAGCGCCATCGTCTACGAACGCGAGGGCTCGAGCTACAAGCCGATTTCCTCGGACGCATTCACCAAGCATGGCCTCAACGCGCACGGCGCGGTCTGTGACGAAGTCCACGCCTGGCCCACGGCGGAGCTCTTCGAGGTGTTGCAAACCTCGATGGGCGCGCGGCGGCAACCGCTCCTCGTCTCGATCACCACCGCGGGGCATGACCGCGAAACGCTCGCGTGGAGGAAACACCTCTACGCGGAGAAGGTCCGCGATCGGGTGATCTCGGATCCCGCGTTCCTGCCGTGCATCTTCGCGGCCGGCGAGAAGGACGATTGGACTTCGGAGGCGACGTGGGCCCGCGCCAACCCCGGGCTCGGCACGTCCCTGTCACTGGAATATCTCCGCCGGGAGTGCGCACGGGCGAAAGAAGAACCGACGTACGAAAACGCCTTCCGGCGTTTGCACTTGAATCAATGGACGGAGCAGGCGGTGCGGTGGATCCAGATGCACAGGTGGGACGCGGCGCCGCGGTTGGCGGAGCTCGAGGAGCTCCGGGGTCGCCCGTGCTGGGTGGGGCTCGATCTCGCGTCGACATTGGACCTCACCGCGGCATGCCAGGTCTGGGCGTTCCCTGACGGCACGTACGCATGCCGTCCCCATTTCTGGGTGCCGGGCGAGAACGCCGAGCAACGCGAGCGCCGTGACAAGGTTCCCTACCTCACCTGGGCAAAACAGGGGTTCGTCACGCTCACCGAGGGCAACGTGTGCGACTACGAGCGTCTCCACGATGACCTTCTCCAACTTCACCGGGAGTGGAACGTCGAAGGCATCGCCATCGACCCGTGGAATTCCCGCCAACTCTCCACCCAACTCGTCGCCCAGGGCGTCAACGTGGTGGAGTTCCGCCAAGGGTTCGCCAGTTTCGCGGATCCGTGCCGGCACCTCGAGCGGCTCGTGATGGCGGGCATGCTTGCCCACGGCGGCAACCCCGTGTTGCGGTGGTGTGCCTCCAACGTGGCGGTCGAAATCGACGCGGCCGGCAACATGAAGCCTTCAAAAAGGCGCTCCACCGAGCGGATCGACGGCATGGTGGCCCTCCTCATGGGGCTCGGCATGGCGGCCAAATCCGAATCCGGGAGCGTCTACGACGGGCGGGGGTTTCTCACGCTGTGACTACCACCGGTTGTGGTGTTGCGTATCTTGTTGGGCGTGGCAAAGCCCGCGGCGAGAACCCCAAAGAGAGCCGCGGCGAATCGCGCCAAAAAACCCGCTCCTGAGCGGCGCGGGGACCCGTGGCTTGTCGGGTGGAGTTGGCTGGGCGGCGGGCCGGTCCTCAACTGCGGCGAGATCACCACCGAGAAGGCGCTCACGCTGCCCACGTATCTCGCGTGCGTCCGCAACATCGCGGAAGACGTCGCCAAGCTCCCGATCTCCCTCGTGGAATCGCTCGAGGACGGGACCCGGCGGCGCGTGATCGATGATCCGATCTACGCATTGCTCCAGGATCCCAACCCGGAAACGGGCTCCGTCGAGTTCGTGGAAAGCCTGATGGGCTCGGCGGTGGGGTGGGGGAACGGGTTCGCGGAGATCGTTCGCAACGGCAACGGCGAACCGAAACAATTGTGGTACCTCGAGCCTTGGAAAGTGACGATTCGGCGGATCGGTCCGCGCCAGGATCTCATTTACGAGCACCGGCAACCCGACAGTTCGAGGGTGATCCTCCAACCCGAGAACGTGTTGCACGTCCACGGTCTCGCCTTCGACGGCACCACGGGATACACACCCGCGCAGCTCCTCGCGAAGTCCTTCAAGGCGCATACGGCGCTGCGCGATTTCGGGGGCGCGTTCTACGAGAACGGCGCCGCGCCCGGAGTGGTGTTGACCCATCCCGGAAAGCTCCGCCCCGAGGCGCATGCCATGCTCCGCCACGAGTGGGAGACCATGCACGGCGGTCCCGACAACGCCGGCAAAACCGCAATTCTCGAAGAGGGCATGAAAGCGGAAGCGCTGCAAATTAACCCGCGGGACGCGCAGTTCCTCGAGAGCGCGCGCTTCCACGTGGAGGACATTGCGCGGATCTTCCGGATGCCGCCGCACATGGTGGGGGACCTCTCGCGCGGGACCTTCTCAAACATCGAGCACCTTTCCATTGAGTACGTCACCAATACGTTGATGGCGTGGATCCGGCGGCTCGAGAGCGCGCTCCGCCGGCGGGTCACCAACGTCCGCGGGCCGCGCTTCAGCGTGAAGATCCAATTTGAGGGTGCGCTCCGCGGCGACACGGAATCGAGGTTCAACGCCTACGCGGTGGGGCGGCAAAACGGATGGCTCTCGCCAAACGACATTCGGAGGCTCGAGGACCTCCCGCCCATCGAGGGCGGGGACGAGTACCTCTCACCGCTCAACATGGTTCCGATCGGGACGCATGCGGAACCGCAAGCCAAACCCGAGCCCGACCCGACTCCCGAGGAGGAGGCGCCCCGGGAGCTCCCGCAATCACGGGGGCTCCTGGAGGCGACACGGCTCCCGTTACTCGATGCGGCGGCGCGGCTCCTCGAGAAGGAGCGCCGCGCGGTCACGAACCTGGCAAGAGGCGACGGCAGCGAAGGCCGCATAGACCGCTTCTATGGCGCCCACGTGCGGCAGTTGGCGGAGGCGCTCCTGCCGAGCGCCCAGGCGATCCGCACGTGCATGGACCTCCTGGGCATTACCTCGGCGGCGACACCCGAGGAGGCAACCCTCGAGGCGGCGAGCCAGCACGTGGCATGGAGCCGGCGCGAGTTGGCCAGTTGCGGCGCCGAGGGTGTGGCGGCGGCGGCCGCCGAGTGGCCCCGATCCCGGGCCGCGAGTCTCGCGGAATACGTCATGCGCCGTCTTTGCGGCGAGGAGTTTTCGACATGCCCGAGCAACTCGTAGAGCGCCGGCGCTGCACCTCCGGGGAAGCCCGCGTGGCGGCAAAGGGGCGCATGCTCCACGGCTATGCGGCCGTGTTCGATTCGCCCTCCCATGACCTCGGCGGGTTTGTCGAGAGGATCGCTCCGGGGGCGTTCGGACGGTCGATCCGGGCCGCGGGGAGCGACGTTTACGCCTTCTGGAATCACGACGATGGGCGGGTATTGGGGCGGCAGGCCTCGGGCACGCTGCGGCTCCGCGAGGACGAGCGCGGACTCGCGTTCGAATTGGATCTCCCCGACACGTCAGATGGTCGGGATCTACTCGAATTAGTGTCCCGAAGGGACCTCGACGGCATGAGCTTTGCCTTTCGAGTCCGGCCCAACGGCGATCGCTGGACGGCGGGTGTCCGCGGCGCTCCGGACGAGCGCACCCTCCTCGACGTGGATCTCTCCGACGTGTCGCCCGTGACCTATCCGGCCTATCCGGATACGGCGATGGCGCTGCGGAGCCGGGACCTCGCGCGTGCCACGTGGTGCCGGGATCAGGCGCACCTCCGCATGCGGCTGCGCCTCGCCCGGCGCCGCGTCCTCGTGTAGCCTTTATGCACGGACCCGGCGCCCGAGTGCGCCGGCAACCGACACCGCGGAAGCGCGCCGGCCGAGTTCGGGTGCGCCGCATGGACCCACGCACCCCTCGGGGGCGACCATGCTTTCGCGCTGCGCCGTCCCCGTTCGAGAACGGACGGCGGCACATGAATCAAGACGAGATCCGGAAGCTCCGCGAGAAGCGGCAAGCGGCGATGGATTCGGCGCAAGCGTTGATGGACCGTGCGGACACGGAGAATCGATCGCTCACGGAAGAGGAGAAGCGCAGTTTTGAGGGGTTCCTCGATGAAGAAGGCAAGCTCACAAAGGAACTCACGAAGGGCGAGGACGAGCTCCGCCGCGCCCGGCTCCTCGAGGCTCGGCAGAGCGCCGCGGCACCCGAGCCGCGCCAGACCCGGGCGGGGCAGCCCGGCGGGCTCATTACGCCCGAGCGGATAAAGAGGGCCCAGGAGCGTGGGCTCGTCTGTTTCCGCGGCGACGGTGGCGCCGATCGCGCCCGCGCATTCGCCCACTACGCAATGGCGATTCGCGGCTCGACCGCATCCAGGGATTGGCTCGAGAAGCGCGGGATAGAGCTCCGCGCCATGGGGATCGGCACGGAATCGGCCGGCGGCTTTCTGACGCCGATCGAGTTCGCGACCGAGATCATCGACCTGATGAACGAGGTGGGCGCGGTGCGCCGCGCGTGTCGCGTGTGGCCCATGAGCCGGGACGTGCAATCCATCCCGAAGGTCTCGACGCGCCCGACCTGGGGGGCACTCTCCG